AAATATTGCTAGACTTATATACATTGAAGAAATCAATGCCAGAACTGGTGGACACGATATTCCATACCAACGTCGACGTATCATGGACGTTACCAATAGTTTGGGTGCTAATCGGCTCATTGTCGATTGTACTGGGATTGGTGGTGCGGTGGAACATGATTTACGGATGGCGTGCTTAGATTCTAATGTACACTTTGTACCTTTCGTATTTACGGGTGGACCAAGAGGAACAAAGACTCAAATGTATAGAGACTTCCAGTCATACATACAACAAGGACGTGTAAAAGTACCTAATCCTGAAAATCTAGAGCCAGATATGGCTAAACTAATACATAAGTGGACTAGAGAACATATTGATTTAGAATTCACAATGGATGCTGCTAATAAGACAGAAAAAATATCAGCACCATCAAATAAGCACGACGATTATTGTGATAGTTCTGCAATGGCTCTTCACGCTACTTTAAGTATGCTACCTATGAGTGGTAACTTTGGTCAGAGCATAGTTTCTAGACCTATTAATAAACCCCACCAAGGAAGAGCAGGTACACACACATCTCAGTCACTTTTTACAACCAGACAACGCAAAGTAACATTAAACAAGCAACCATTAAGGGGTTTGTAAGAAAAGCTTTATATACTCATCGCAGTTAATATTAAATAGCCATGTCGTTTATAGATAGAGTTAGACGTAGTTTTGCTTCTATAGGAAGTAATCCTTCGTACAAAAAAGACGACCCTCGTAGTTACGGTGAGGGTGTAATTAAAAGACTAAAAATAAATAGAGGTTTTGGAGGTATGACCGCTCAAAAGGACTTTGAGCCTCATATTGGAAAGAATAGAACATATATGAATGTATATCTATCAGACCCTATTGTTCGTAGTTTAATTGATTTACCCTGTTTGTATGCTGTCAAAGATAATTTTGATATAGTTACAACTGATGAAAGTGTGAGGGAAGAGTTAGAAGAAATGTTCCGCGATATTAATATAGAACATATATTATATGGTTGGTTAAGAAATGCAAGAATTTTTGGTACAGGTTATTTAGAATGGACCGGAGACAATCTAGTTTTAAGGTCTAGTCAAAATATGTATGTAAAAAGGAATGAGCACGGTCAAGTAGAATACTATTATCAAAAAGTAGGAGACGATGATGAGAATGTACGTTTCGAAGAATCAGAGATAATAGAATTAAAAAATAATCAATTTGATGACTATGCTTATGGATTATCTGACATACACCCTATATTATATTTAGTTGATTTAAAAGACTATGCAGAAAGAGATATCGGAGCAGCATTAAATAAATATGCATCAAGTAGATTTGATGTTAGTGCTGGTTTACCAGATATGCCTTATGGTCCTGATAAAATTAATGAAATAGTAGATGCATTTAATACTCTAGCACCCGGTGAAGATATAATTCACGGAAACGACATAGTAATAAAAGAGTTACAAGGTACTCAGCGCGCATTTGAGTATGGAAAATATACTGATGATATATTAGATAAAATACACGTAGCGCTTAAAACACCTAGAACAATGTGGACAGACCCAGAAAAGGCGCGTCCTATATTCGAACCATACGTAAGATACTTACAAACTATGGTAGAGGGAGCACTTAATTCCCAGCTTATGCCTCAATTAGAAAAAGGCGAAGCTAAATTTAAGTTTAGGCAAATTAATGTTGAAGACGCATTCACCAAAGCTAAGACTGATATGATTTATTTATCAGAAGGAGTATTATCACCCGGTGAAGTTAGAGAGGAAAGAGGACTTGACCCTGAAGGAGTTGCAGAATTAGATATGGAAACTTCTGAAGATGTAAAGGCTTCACCAATCAAACGAGAACAGAGTGATAAGAATGCTAACATCTCTGGAGGAAAAAACCAAGATAAGAAGGAAGAATCCTCTAGAGCACAAAATAGGGGCAATAAGCCCTCCGCAAACGCAACAGGAGATAGAGCATGACATTTGAAAAGTGCATGATACAAACTAAAGCAAACCTGAAGAAGAGGGGTTTTGATAACCCAGAAGAGATTGCAGCTGGCATGTGTAGCATGTGGGCGCAAGAGAATGGCGTAGAGCGGGAATTTGCAGAAGGAAAAACACAAGAACCAGTTCGCAGGTCATTCGCATTGTCAGTAGCTGACGATAATGATATGACATTTACAAGCGAAGAGGGAATCGATTCTGTATCATTCCCAGTTATCGCTATTACCTCCGGACCTCATGAATATGAGGCAGACGGAGAAGAACATAAAGTTTATATTGAGGAGGGTCAGTTAAAAGATAACTTACATAAATTTACTGACTTACCAATTTATATTGACCATCAAAGGACAGAAGAGGACTTAATCGGCATGGCTGCTAATCCCGAACTGTTTAAGATGGATAATGGAAAGACCGCTGTTAAGATGTTGGCAACAGTATCTAACAAATATGGCCGCGGTCAAGAAGTAATGAATAAAGTTAAGGATGGAGACATGACTCATGTAAGTATTGATTGGTTTTCCAATGATATTGATGTTATGGGTGACACTTATGCTACCAAAATTCGTCCTACAGAGGTAAGTTTCATTGACAATGAAAAAATGGACCCAGTCTGTAAAGAATGTACTATAGAAACGAAGTGTGATTCGCATGAACCGGAGGACGACCACGACTGTGGTTGTGGTGGCCACGAAGATTCATGTGGATGTGAGTCAGAAACAACAGAGGTAAATATGTCAGAAGAGACAAAAGAAACTAATGTAAAATCCGACGCAGAAAGCATTGTCGAACGCGAGTTCGCTTCATTAAGAACACAACTTGAAGAGATGTCTGCATCTAAAAAGGAAATCGAATCAGAATTCAAAGCCGCTATGAAAGAGTTAGAAACATTCAAAGCAGCAGAAGAAGAGCGATTATCTAAAGAAGCAGAAGCTAAGAAAGCTGAAACTGTAGAAGCAATCATATCCAGAGAAGTTTTATTCGGTACAATCGAAGAAACTTCAAAAGATGCGCGTGTAGAGGAACTATCTGCATGGGATGAATCCAGATTGACTGGATTTAGCGATGCTCTAGCAGCAATGCCAGAGCCAAGCAACGACACCGAGAGAACATTTGGAAAAGGTAAATCATCAGATGATGGTGAGAAACCAGAAGTCAAAAGAGAATTCGGTATGAAGAAAGATAATAGAGGCGAGATAAGAATAAACGCCGACTACTATAGAGGAGAAGAATAAATATGGCAACAGAAATTTTAGTAAACGATGGTGGAGCGCCAGCGCGTATCCTACCATACACAGCAGGAGCCGCTTTGACAGCTGGCGATGCTGTAACAATGGGAGCTGTAGCAGACTTAACAGTTGTTAAAGCAACCGCAGCAAATATGGTTCCATTAGGTTATGCTCTTACAGATTGTGATTCTGGAGATATATGCAGTATCATTACTGGTAAAGGAGTAATAATCAATGCAAACTGTATACCAACCACAAAGGGATTTCCCCAAATGATTGGAGCAGTAGCAGGACAATTAGCAAAAGCAACCCCAGCCGGTGCAGCAGCAGGACAAATACCTTGCGCAATGGTACTCAAAATCTTAGGAGAGAGTGGTAACGCACTAGGTGTAGCAGACTTGTGGAGAGTCCAGACGTTATAAGGAGATAAAACATGGTCGAACAAACAACCGGACTTTTAACTAGCCTTAACACAGGGTCACTTAACGGTGGTCTTGGAGAGCGTGTACTTATTGATTACAAAGATGCAATTATGGACTACAGGTCTACTGACCTTCCAGTAATGTCTTTCTTTGCTGACCCAATGACTACAGATACAGGCGGTAATATTGATATTACTTTCGCAAAACCATCCATGGCAATGGAACAACTTGAAGAAGGAACAACTCCTGTCTATCAACACACAAAACTACGTTCCGAGAGAATCGCAGTTAAAGAGTGGGGATTAGCAATTGGTGTTACCCGAAGAATGATGGAAGATTCAAGATTCAACGAAGTCGAGATGGCTTTGAATGAAGCACGAAAAGCTGTAGACAGACATTTGACGCAACACGTCACCAATGTTATCTTCGGTGTTGGAGATGCTACATTAGGTACAGGAATCAGCGACCAAACTATCACAGCTGTAAGCACAGAAGCACAAATAACTAATTTTACCACGACCCCTAACAGTGGTTTCTTTGGTGTTAATGCTACTTTTGCAGGAAGATTAGATGACTACGCAAATCAAGGTCAAACCGCATTAGCAGCAGCTGATGGTTACAATGATAACGGAGCAGGTATTGATGCTTCAGGATTATCTTTATCAGATGTTTCCGCAGCTATCACCCGTATGTCATTACATGGATACAACGCAACACACTTGTTTATTTCACCATCTCATTATGAAAACTTATTGAAGATGGCTGATTTTACAGCTGTATTTTCTACTGGTGTCGTAGCAGCAGGAAATAAAGCTGATGGTGGTAACGTTATGCCAACAGATGCCGGAAGCGAAAACCCATTCGGGCGCATGCTTTCCACTGGTGGACTAGTAGGTCAATTATATGGTCTAAACGTTGTTGTGAATCCTTGGGTTCCAGCTACAAGATACGGAATATTTGATTTGTCAGTTAA